TAAACAGTTGGTTGAAAGTAGCTTTTTGATATTTATTAGTAGCTTTTTGATATTTATTAGTAGCTTTTTGCAGACGTAAATACAAGTTAAATTTCTTGACATATTATATAACCACTTTACAATTATTCGCAGGAAACAAATAAAATGACAATAAAAACAATTTACTCACAATTTCCAAATCTCGGAAAAAGACTAGGGGATATAAAAAATCTTCCCAAAGAATTAAAAAATCAACTTCAAATTTGTAATTTAAATAATGAAGAAGAAAGAATTTTAGAGATTTTTGAATTACTTGAAGGATATGCTAATATAGATGAAGTAATGGTGGGTTTGTATAAAAGATTTAATATAATAGCAAATAGACAACTTATAACTAATCGTCTTTATAGAATGAAGATAAAAGGTTTATTAAATAAAATAGCCGGAAAAAAAGGAGTATATGCAAATAAAAACATTTGAAGAATTGTATGAGGAAGTAAAGAAGTTATATCCTGAAGTAAAAACATTTGGCAAGAAGACAATCAGAATTTTTACAGGATTTAAACAAGAAAATTTTTATACTCCTTTGGAGTATAGGATACATAATAAAGACAATTTGGGAAAATATAAAATAACAGAGGGGGTTGATGAGAGAATAATAGCTCCACCAACCAAAGACCCACAGAAGATTTATAATGTAATAAAAGCTTTAGAGGAGTGCGAATGATTAACAAAAAAGGAAACTATGAAAAAAACTAAAGAGGAAGTGTTTAAAGAGTTTGAGGAACTTTCAAAGAAAATAAGCAAAGACCTTAAAGAACAAATAAAAATATCATTAAAAGGATTAAAAACAATATTAACTCAAATGTTGTCTGAAGAAAAAATTGATTTTCTTAATAAAGAGGTAGAAGAATTTATTAGAAAAATTGCTATAGAAGGAACTCAAGAAGTATCGCAAAATCAGATTGAGGTTATTAAAAACTATAAATTTGAATGATATGACAACTTATACACAATGTAAATTGCAAAAAAATAATATTTTTACAACTTCGTTTATTCCTAGTGAGTTCGCCAAAATAGGCAAAATTATAGGTCTTAAAAAAGATAAACAATGGGATGAAGATTGGAAAGTTATTAGTAAAGGTGCTGTTTTATTTTCTCAATATGTAGAAGAAAAAAATAAACATTTTAGAAGAGGTGTTTTTGGCTCTATTAAAGGTAGAGGTAGTTTATCCGATGATTAACTATAAATTTGAATGATATGAAAAAACTATTGATTATATTATGTTTATTCTCTAGCCCTGTAATGGCTGGGGAATATGATATGAAATGTATAAAAGTTAACGACAGTATTCAAAGATGCGAAAATAATGATTATAGTAAAAGAACATTTTATTTTATTCGTTATATTTTAGAAGCTATTTTATTAGCTTTTTTAATTGCTATTTTATTGAAATGACACCACAAGAAGAGAAAAACGTTTTAATGACAATAGCAACCATATTTTGTTTAAATATTTTGTTGTATTTTTTTCTGTCAAACGGACAATATCGTATATTTAGCTATCTATTGATTAATTTTAGCTTAGGTATTTTTTTTATTGCTATATTATTAAATTATTTATTTGATATTTTTAGAGAAGGGAAATGATTTTAACTTTAACATTAAGTTGGTGTTTAACAAATTATATTTTAAAATATAATAATTTGATAAAGATTAATTGGTTTGATGTGTTTTTACCATTAATAATATATTTTATTATATGGTGTTTTTGTCTTTTTATAGTATTATTAAATTCTGAATTATCTAAATTAAAAAAAGATATAGAGGATATGAAATGACACCACAAGAATTTAAAGAAATACGAGAAAAACTAAAAACATCAAGACGAAGACTTGGGCTTAAGCTTGGCAGGTCAGCTTTGATGATTTTGAATTATGAGCAAGGAAAATATCCTATTCCGAAATCAATAGAATTATGTATGTTAAATTTTAGCACTAATTATGTGGAGGGGAAATGATTTGCAGATATTGTAAGTATTTTAAGTTAATAAATACACAATGTAAAACTGCACAAGATTTGTTTGAGAAATATCGCAATAATGGTAAAATTCTTGCGGATTGTACTTTGGAAAAAAGATTTCACCCTATGTTTGATTATCAAGAATGCAGATTTACAGAGGAAGAATTTAAAAAATTGGAGGGGAAATGAAAATAATAACAAAAATTAAGCAATTATTTTGTGAACATAAATACAAAAAAGTTTGTTCTCGTATAACAAATTTTACAGATGGTACAAATGGCATTACAACAGCATATTATTGCTCTGAATGTAAAAAATTATTAGTTATAACTAATGATGATGATTGCAAGCAAAATATTAAATTAGTAAGATTTGAGGCTATTGATATTATAAACAAACGGACAGGTAGCTAAGTGGTTAAAAGCAGTAGGCTGTAAACCTACCAAGTAATGTACGTTGGTTCAAATCCGACCCTGTCCACCAAAAATGAGAAAACTATGAAAGAATTAACAACAAAAGAAATAAAGTTTATTTTAAAAGAACCGCATATAAAAGAGATTATGTTCGATATTCCAAAAGGAAAAGCGAAATTAATTGATTTAAAAATGAATATATTAGGTTTTGCTATGGGGTATTATAATGAGCCAAAAACGATGACAAGAGAAAATCTTATAAAAGCCTTTGAAGAATGTTGCGATGAGGACAAGGACTTTTTATTTAATGAAAAAAATTTAAAAGATAGATTAATAAAAAAAATTGAAGAATTAGTTAATAAAATTTAAGGAAATTATGAAAATATTGACAATTCTACAAAAATCTGTAATAAATAAGATATTATTAATTACTAAAATTACAAAATGGAAAAAGCATACAAATTGGTTAAAGAAAACGGATACTCTCCGCTTAAAGCTTGCAAAGTTGCTAATGTAAGAATAGAAAACTATAATAAATACGTTGAAGAGTTGAATAAGCCAAAAGTTGAAGTTAAAGTCGAACCAAAAAAAGAAATAAAAGAAAAGACAAATAAAAACAAAAAGAATAAGAAAAATAAATGACAAAACGAAAACTCGGAAAAGTCGGAAGAAAATCAGACGTGCTTTCATTGAAACAAGAGAGATTTTGTCAGCTTATAGCGTCTGGTGAATGTTTAACTTATTCTGATGCATATAGACAAAGTTATGATTGTAAAAATATGGCAAAAAGAACTATTAACAATGAGGCTATAAATTTACTCAAATTAAAAAAAGTTGTTGAAAGAATTGATGAGTTGAAAAGAAAATTTATTAACGACATTTCTTATGGTGTAATAGACGCAATCAAAGAACTTACAGAGGCTTATAAAGGAGCAAAAAATAGAGGCGAAGCTTCAAATGAAATTAAAGCAATCGTTGAAAAATGTAAAATTCTAGGTTTATATGAAGAGGTAATCAAATTGAAAGGGGACAAAACAGCACCTTTAGAAAACAAACTAATTGTAGAATTTATAGGGAAAAATGAAAAAAAACAATCGTAAAAATATTATAAACAAAGCAACAAAAAAATCTTTTAAAAAATATAATAAAGTTTATAAAAATTTAGCAAAAAAAGAAGAAATAACATTTTTTATTTTAAAAAGAGATTTTGCAAATTGGGATAAAAATAAAGTCAAAACAAGCATTTTTGATTTTAATAAAAGTTGTTTATATGTTTATGGATATAACTCAGTGGCGTTGAGAATTGAAGGAAATTCTAAGGTTAATATAAAATTTACTATTGCAAATCTAACTCTTTATACCTTATCCCATATAAGTAGATATAAAATTTTTCAAAAAATTTATATAATATTTAAAGTAATTATAGCAAAAAATTTTATTTTTATAAACAAAGATAAACCATATGGAAATTAATTTATTAGAAGAATTAAAGATCAATTTTAATGTTTCTCACTCAAAAAGTTTAAAATTTGAACGTATTTGGAGTGATGAGAAATTAAGGTATAAAGACGCGGTTGAAAATATAATCAACAAACTAAAGGAACTTGGCTATAAAGAATTGAAAATAGTTGGTTCTCCTTATATGCTTATAGAAAATTGCAAATATCAGGCGGTTATTCGTTTAGAGAAATAAAAAAGGTTAGCTTTTTAAAACTAACCTTTATAGAAAAGAAAAGCAAAGTAATAAATTAAAATGTTATATTACTTTTATTAATTTATTTATTTGCTTATTCAATGTCAAGCTTTTTGTATCAAAATAATACAAATGTTTCAAAATTAGACAAAATAAAGATAATCGACAAATTTAAACCACTCTTTTTCTTAAAAAAAAGATTTAAGATTTACTACGGAGGTCGTGGAGGGGGAAAGACTTTAAATTTTGGTCTTGCACTGCTTATTATGGCAATGCAAAAAAAAATGCGTATTCTGTGCGTTCGTGAGGTACAAAATTCTATTAGAGATAGTGTTCATAAAAATTTGAAAGATATTATACAAAATAATTCTATTAATAATAATCTTTGGAAATTATGGGAAATAACCGACGCCTCAATTAAGTTTATCAATGGTTCTGAATTTATATTTGCAGGAATGAAAAATAATGCAAGTATAAAATCAATGGCAAATATAGATATTTGTTGGGTTGAGGAAGCTCACTCTATAAGTTATGAGAGTTTAAAAGTTTTAAAACCTACAATAAGAAATAAAAATTCTGAAATTTGGTTTTCATTCAACAGAGAAACAGAAAATGACCCTGTATGGGAAGATTTTTGCGTAAATGTAGATGACGACACGTTTGTTTGTGAAATTAATTATTATGACAATCCAGAATTTCCGGAAGTACTAGAAAAAGAAAGATTAAGAGATTTAAATAAAGTTAAAAATGGACAACTTGATCAAGAAGAATATGACCATATATGGTTAGGTAAACCAAAGTCTTTTATGCAATCTTCATATTATGGAAAGAATATCAGATGGGCTGAAGACCACCATAGATTTTGTAAAGATATATTTAGCGAGGATTTACTAGTACATACAGTTTGGGATTTGGGTATGGGCGACTCAACTGCTATATGGTTCTTTCAATATTATGAGAAACAAGTAAGAGTTATTGACTACTATGAAAATAGCGGTGAAGGTTTCCCATTCTATGCTGATGTACTCTTTAAAGAAAAAAATTATAGATATGGAAGTCATTTTGCCCCTGTTGATATTAACGTAAGAGAATTGGGAACAGGTGAACCCAGAATTGAAGTAGCTAGACGATTAGGTATTGACTTTATAGCTTTGCCTAAAGATAATAATGTTATAGAAAGTATTAATAATGTTAGATTAAACTTTCATAAATGCTGGTTTGATACTGAAAAAACCAGTTTAGGTCTTAAATGTCTCAAAAATTATAGAAAAGAATTTGACGAAAAACGTCAAGTTTACAAAAATAAACC